GATAAGCTATGGATAATAGTAAAAATACTACAAAAGTAAATCCTGACGGTATGGGTAAAGATTCTTCAGCAGCGATTAAAGAATTTTTAAAAAATAATAAGGAGTAGATTATGGGTGGAACTAGATATGAACAGCTAAGAGATTTATTAAAAGATGCTCAAGATAATGATGATCAAGACGAGATTAAAATTATCGAAGATGAATTAATGGACCTTGAGCCACCTGAAGATGACGATTAATGGCTGAGTACAAAGGCAGAAAAGTTCCTCTTAACAAACCGATGAAAGGTGATGTTAAGAAATTTAAAGTTTTTGTAAAAGATCCCTCAACAGGGAGAGTCAAAAAAATTAATTTCGGCGATAAGAACATGACGATCAAGAAAAATATTCCTGCAAGAAAAAAATCTTATTGTGCACGTTCCGGTGGAATTAAAGGAACTAATAATAAATTATCAGCTAACTACTGGTCACGTAAGGCTTGGAACTGCTAAATGGCTATTGGTGCTGGAGGTAGTAGTGGAGTAAAAGCTTACGAGGCTGCAGTTCGTAGATCATTTAGTTCACCAACTAACACTAGTAATGTTCGTTCCGTTCCTTCAAGTTTTAAAGAAGGTAATAGAGGTGGTCGAACACAAACTTTAAGTAAAGACGCTTATAACACTGTAAGGGACGCTTTTAATTACGCTCAAAGTATCGGAAGTCCAATGACTATGCAGGACTTATCTAATCAATATAAACAGTATAACGTTAAGTACGATAGACCCGCTGTCTTTCGTGAAAATTATGGAGATGTAGCAAACGCTGTAGGAACTCCACTAGCTTCAACTTATTACAAAGATCCATCGGGTGCTGAAAGATTTTTTACTGCAGCTCCACCTACAATGGGACAGTTATTCGGAGATATAGGAAGAGGATTATTTTCTGGTTATAATACTTACGTTCCACCAGATCAATCTACAACATATGGAATTCCTCAAGGTGCCATGCCTGTTACTACAGGTGGCTATATTCAAAGACAACCAGGTTTATTTCAAAATTTAGCTAACGCAGGAATGGATTATTTAGGAAGTGGCGGAATGTTAGGTTCTATTTTAGGAATGTTCAAATCTACTAAAGAAAAATAGTAGTGAATAGGTCTTTATTTTCTAAACAGATTAGTGTACCATCTCGAAAAAGGAAAATTAAAATGAAAAAGAAAAAGGGATTATATGATAATATAAATGCTAGAAAGAAAAAAGGCATTAGTCGTTCTAAGAAAAAATCAACAATTAGTAAAGAAGCGTATGAAAATATGAAAAAAGGTTTTCCTAGTAAAAAGAAAGGTAAATAATAATGGCAACTAAACATGAAGCTGAAATGGAAGAGTTAAGAAAAGAAAATAAAAAATTATCTAGAGAGAATAATAGATTAAAAGCATCTGAGTCAACTAAAGATGAACAGCTTAGAGAAAAAGATTTACATATAAAATTTTTAACAGATCGTCTATCACAATGGGCAGATAGATTTTTTGAATTAAGAACTACATTTATAAATTTACCAATAAGTGAAAAAGTAAATATGCAGGAGCGTATGCAAAATGGGAAAACCTGAAAAGAAAATTGAAAAAGTAATGAGGGAGTTTAAAAAAGGAAAACTACACTCCGGTTCTAAAAAAGGACCAAAAGTAAAATCTCGTAAACAAGCAATTGCTATCGCTTTAAGTGAAGCAGGGAAAAGTAAAAAAAGTGGAAGAAGAAAAAAATAACATAGAAGATATTTTAGAAATATCTGAAGATGGTTCTGTTGAAATCAACATCGCTGAAGATGATGAGGAAGAGGAAGAAGAATATGTTAATCCTTATGAAACAGATCACTATGCAAACTTAGCTGAAGATTTAGATAAAGATAAACTTTCAGAAATTTCTTCTGATTTAATTAATAAATTTGAAAACGATAAGTCATCTAGAAAAGATTGGGAAGATCAATATTCAAAAGGTTTAAAAATGTTAGGAGTAATCTCTGAAGAAAGAGATGATCCATTCCCTGGTGCTTCTGGAGTTCATAATCCTTTAATGGCAGAAGCTGCAACTCAGTTTCAAGCAAGAGCAATCGCTGAAATGTTTCCACCTGGCGGTCCTGTTAAAACACAAATTATTGGAAAAGTAACAGAAGAAAGAGAGCAACAAGCGCAACGAGTTCAAGAATTTATGAACTATCAGATTACTCAATTAATGCCTGATTACTTTAGTGAGTTAGATCAGATGTTATTTAACTTATCTCTAGCAGGATCAGCGTTTAAAAAAGTTTATTATGATACTACAACTAATCAAGTATGCGCTAAATTCATTCCTGCAGAAGATTTAGTCGTTTCATATAGTACTACAGAGTTAGATACTTCACCTAGATATACTCAAATTATGAAATTAACAACTAATGATGTTAAAAAATACATGAAAACTGGTTTTTATCGTGATATTAAATTAACTAATGCTTCTGACGATAATCCAGAAAGTCAAATTCAACAAACTTTAGATGAAATAGACGGAATTAGTCCTGGTAATAATGATCAAACTAGACAAGTTTTAGAATTTCATATTGATTATAACATCGGAAATGATGAAGATGACTTAGAATTACCTTACATTATTACAATAGATCGCTCTTCACAGCAAGTTTTAGCGATTAGACGTAATTGGAAAGAAGATGATGAGTTACAAAAGAAGAGAGTTTACTTTATTCACTATAAATATTTACCTGGTTTAGGTTTTTATGGCTTCGGTTTAATACATATGATCGGAGGTTTACAACATGCGAGCACTGGTGCACTAAGAGCGTTACTAGATAGTGCTGCATTTGCAAATTTAAATGGTGGATTTAAAGCTAAAGGTGCTAGAATTGAAGGTGGAGATATAACAGTATCACCTGGTGAATGGGTTGAAGTAGAAGCTTACGGAGATGACTTAAGAAAATCATTTATTCCACTTCCATTTAAAGAACCATCACCAACTTTAATGCAGTTATTAGGAATTTTAACTGAAGCTGGTCGTAGATTTTCTTCAATCGCTGATGCTATGGTCGGAGATGCAGCTTCTTCTGCTCCTGTAGGAAGTATTGTAGCACAAATTGAACAAGGTTCTAAAGTATTTAGTGCGATTCATAAAAGATTACACATGGCGCAAGGAAAAGAACTTAAATTAATCGGAGAATTAAACGGAGAATTCTTAGATAATGAATATCCTTACGAAATTATCGGAGATGAAAAGAATGTTAGACGAAAAGATTTCGATGGACGTGTAGATATTATCCCTGTATCTGATCCAAATATCTTTTCAGCTGCACAAAGAATCGCTATGGCTCAAACTGAACTTCAATTAGCACAATCTGCGCCTAATATTATCGATGTTAAGAAAGCATATCAAAGATTAATTCGTGCTTTGAATATTCCAGAGCCAGAAGAGTTAATGATTGCTGATATGAAGCCAAAAAGAATGGATCCTGTCTCAGAAAATATGTCAGTATTAAATGGAAAACCGATTGAAGCGTTTTCTGATCAAAATCATACGGCGCATATTGCAGTTCATCAACAATTTTTATCTGATCCACGATTTGGTGGAAACAAACAAGCACAACAAGCGATCTTAGGTCCTATGTTAGCGCACTTAGGAGAGCATTTAGCTTTCCAATATCGTCAAACAATGCAAAGTTTAGGACAACAAGCTGGTATGGGTATGGAACTTCCATTAATTGACTTTGATGAAGAGGAAGAAGGACTATCTCCTGATATTGAAAACGCTTTATCTCAGTTTGAAGCACAAACTGCTCAAATGTTGGCTCAAACACAACCTCCAAGTGAAGATCAGGTAAAAGCACAACAGCAGAACGCTAAAGATCAAGCTGAAATTCAATTAAAAGCTGAAGAATTAAATATTAGAAAAGCTAGATTCCAACAAGGTGTTCAAAAAGATAAAGTAGTTCAAGATAGACTTGAGAAAGAGTTTAAATTGAAGGCAGCTAAAGAAGCAATTCAGTTAGCGAGGGAGAATGGAAAGAAAAAGTCTTAGACCTACGGGTGAAGAAATCAGAAAGGCGAAGAAGTTTTTACAAAATAATAAAATGCCAACGAATGTGATTAAACCACATTTATTTGCGATGGCTTCAAAAGAAATAAAAAAGAATTTTGAAGAAACTTTAGACACATTAAAAACGTTGTATAGGAGCAAGTATGCTGAACCTGACGGAAGCGATACTAGAGGAAATAAAAAAACTTAGAAGAGATTTATCTGAACGAACTGTTAATCCAGGATTTGATACTCACGAACAATATATTAAAACTATTGGAACTGTTTATGGTTTAGATAGAGCCAGAGATATTATTAAAGATATTTCTGAACGATACATGAAAGGAGACATACTCGAAGATGAGTAATATAGTCATGAACAATGATTGGCACACCGATAACGATGTTGCTGATCCAAAAGAACTACCAATCCCTTGTGGATATCGAATACTAATTCGACCAATGGCACCGATTACTAAAACTAAAGGTGGAATTATCTTAAC